TCAAATTTTTCTTGTAAAAGCGCTCTATTATTTAGTCTTTCTTTGGATTTAACGGCGATTGAAATTGCTCTGTCGGCTTTTCCTTCATCTGCAAATTGTTCATTAACTAGGAAATTGTATAGTTGCCATTCTTTACCTAATTCTCGCCCCTCATTAAAATACTTGAATAGTATGTCTTTGGCAAGACTCTCTTTTTTTCCGGATAGAATGTCTGCGGTGACCTGTTTTGTTAATAGCTCAAACAAAATCCCGGTATTTTTGAATTTAGAGTGCTTGGATTTTTGCATATATATAGGATTACCTTAATTATAAATATAAATCATTTCATCAAATATACTAATAATTAGCATAATTGTTATTCGAGTATGTTGCTTTCATCTAACATAGACTTCATTGATCCAGATTCCTTGTTCTCTGTCAATAGCTGTTTTTTTACATCCCCGATATTCAGAAAGTTCTTCAATTTTGATAAGTCAAGCGTGGGTACAGTTGCTTTCGGACTTATAGTAGATTGCTTTGATTCCAAACTCAAAGGAGATTTTTTCTTAATCGGATTTTTTCTGTGCTTTTCATGATTCTCAAGATTGCCAAGAGGATCCTCTCCGAACGGATATTTACTTGCATCCTTTTCTCCCTTTTGGGAGGGACGCTTCGGAGTTTCAGTCAATGGTGCTGGGGCCGGTTCTCCTCCACCACCACCGACTTCTTCTCCACCACCGCCTCCACCAGATGCTTCTCCACCTTCTCCCGGAGCACCACCGGGTTCTTCTCCACCGCCACCAGAACCAGGTTCTTCTCCTCCTGGTTCGCCTTCCCCACCAGTTTCCCCACCAGATTTTACTTGTTCAAATGTTGCTGCTGGATCATTACCTTCTTCCTCAATCTGTTTAAGTCTCCAAGCTTGTTTTGCATCCTCAACAATTTCATTCTTAATCTTTAGGATTTCATCATCAGAGAATTTAAATACATATTCATAGATCCAATTTCTAGAATGAGTCTTGCCTTCAAGCATATCTTTTGCCAAATTGGTCTTATCTTGCCAGATGGAAATCTTCTCTTTTTCAAATATTGTAGATGGATTTGTCAATTCTAACGAGAAATTAACCAAACTTTCGTCAGTAAATCCCTGGGAAAACAAATGGACCACCGCAATTTTATTGAGTTCTGATACCAATATCTTCTGCAATCTCAATACCGTTTTTGCAAATCGAATATCTTCCTGTGATAGTGTGGCCTTTCCTGACAATTCTTCTTCATATCCAAGAAATGCCTTCGGAATCTTTAATGCGGCCATCATTTTATTACGAATATATTGAATATCATCAATACCGGTGAATTCCATACCACTAAGAGGCTCAATGGATGTTCCACTATCACTACCACGGACAGGAATATAAAAATCTTCCACCATGTTTTGGAGATTGAATCGGAGATTATATTCTCCGGTTCGGTCATCCATATATGGAATCTTCTTCATCTTACTAATCATCTTGTCCATGTATTGATCGACTTCTGCGGGTAGAATTCCACCAATATCAACTTTAAACACACGTTTTTCAGGTGCTCGCATAATACGATGGATTAACATAGCATCTTCCATCAATGACAATTGCTTCCATACACGCCGAGCATTTTCAAGCATACCACGACCATATGGTGCAAAATTACTGTCCGAAAGCAATCTAAAATGGGCAACCTGATAATTTTCAAGTTCTTCCATGACACCGCTTTCAAATGCTACCTGATATTTTATATAGTTTTTATTGGATGGGTCACTATTTTCAACTCGGATTACATTATAAGAAGATAATGGTTCAACTTGATAGATTCCATATTCGGGGGAGATATGAAGTTTGAGATAGAAATCACCATACTTAAACATATTTCTGGACCACGACCACAGATTAAAATCAATATTCAGTATATCGTAAAATAGGTTATTAAGAATTTGTTTAATATTGTCATCGTCAGATTTAATAGTCAATATTTTCCCCATCTCATTCTGTGTTAAACATTCGTCGGAATAGATATCGAGAGCACTCGCAAGAATTGGATCCATATCCATTGTATTTCCGACAATACAGCTATCTGTAGCAAAATTGTGATACTCTTCTACAGTAACATCGTAAACTTCTATATCATTAATAATTTCAATAGAAATAATTTTATGATTTTCAAATCCATTTGGGTTGTGGTTCGTCTCCAATTCTTTATTCTCTAAATTATGAATAAACCGCTCTCCATATAAAAATTTAGATGAAAAAGAAACATTTTCTATAAGTTGTTCCGAATCTTCATGTGATATTTTTTTGAAATTGGAATGTAAAACGTCTATCATTGCTCTGTGATCTGGGCAATTAGGATGACACTTTCTACATAATGGAATAAGATTTTTTTCATTGTTTGCATCTAATGGATACTCAAACAATCTTGGTGATAAAATATGATGGACGGATAAAGTTTCCTTCAATTCTTTTTCTGTTTTTGCACACTCCGCACACGTATAATCATATTCTTTTCTGATTTTTTCACGTAAAAGTTTCCATCCAGAAGATTTCAAATATGGTTTTCTAAGTTCAGATTTTTCACCACCTATATAGGAATAGTGATTTTCTCCTTTGAATGACGAAGTAAAAATATCCATTCGGCATTTATTGGAGCAGTATTTTGCATTTTTATTGCGAGGGGTGATATCAAACTTTATGTTACAATTTTTACATATTCTGTCTTCTAAAATCGATATACCGGTAGAATTTGAAATATTAAAACATTTACGAGAACAATATTTTTTACCACTTTTATGATTGAATTCTGCCCCACATTCATCACAATTGGATTTTTTCCCCAAATATGATGGATGATTTTCTTTAACATAATGTTTACTTCTATATTCGCCATAACATTCTATAGAACAGAATTTATTTGGTTTTCTATCAAAAAAACCAAACATTTCATCACAATTAGGACACTTTTTATAATGAAACTCTTTATAACCATCTATATTTGGTTGATAGATTTTTCCATCTTTCTGATAAAACGGCATTACAGAATCTCCAACCCTTAATTCAAAAATTCTTTTGTATGATCCGTCTCTCATTAAGAACGGGTGTTTCAAACTACCAATAACATATTGACCATTATCAAAGGTCACTTTATATCCGGTTCGTAAGCCATTCTTTTTTCGTGGATGAAACGCTTTACCTAACTTAACAGAATCTGTTTTGTGGTCATATGAAAATACATGAAATCGTTCTTGTGGTTTATCCTTGTATTTTTCGGCCAATTCTTTGATTGTTGGGTACGTACCATCCGGCAATGGGACAATAGTATCAGGACCAACACAGTCATAATCTCTAAATAATTCAATTCTTGAGGCTTGATATGCCAGTGTAAAATCTCGACTATATTGACTATACCCAGAAGTCCTAACTCTATTAAATCTGTCCCGTAAAGAGTTTCTATCCGTGGCGTATTGATTTTGATCGGTATCCTTGATCTTTAATAGCTTACCACCAACATTACGCACCACAGCATCGGTGGATAGTAATCTCTTTAGTCTTGCGAATAGTGACTTTGATTTTAAGTCAATCGGTTCTTGATTTTTGTTAATGTTAGTAGCCATTTATTTATAATCTTACATATAAGTATAAGATTTCTCCCTTAAATCGTCATTTTATAGTTATAACAACCATTTCAAATCCTCTGCATTGTCATTGCCTATCTGTGTACTTCGTTTGCCATATGCATTTTGACCACCAGAATAAACCGGCATTTGCCACGATTTTTTTGCAAGATCTGTTCTGCTTGAATACATGTTCCCTATAGTAGATTGAATCTTTGCAATATTGTTTATGGCTGTTCTTGTCAAGTCATTTGCTTCTGTTTGTAATCTTAGCGCCGTATCTCTTACCCATAATCCGATTGCAAGAGACATAACGAGGTCGTCATTATATCCTTTCATTGCTTCTGGCTTACCGCCAGTATTCCAAACAAATGTGCTTAATTCGTCCCATGTCCTTGTCGATTTCAATCCGAACGCGTTCTGTCTAAGATACATTTCCAACTTTGAAATTACTAACGGTCTTGTTCTGACAGTTGTAGTAAATCCAGGAATCATATCTCTTTCCATTTTGTTTATTTTACCGACCAGTTGTTTGTCAGCATCTACATATGTCAAATCCTTGTGACTATAAAATATCCGAGGATATTCCAAATCAATAATTTGCTGTATTGTGGCCCAACCGATATTGTTGTTCTCAACTACCAACGTTGCATTATTATATTCTACGGCCGTACTAACAAGCATATTACCATATGTCTTTGTATCAATAATACCTTTATACTCTGCAACCTGTTCACAAGTATCAAGTCGTATCACATGAAATGCCGATTTGTCTGTACTGTCTCCCCTGGCAACATCTGCACATACCAAATAAGGGGCACCTGAAATCGCATACTCCCATATCCAATAAGACTGCTCTGACCATCGTTGTTCAATGGGATCCTTCAATAGAGTTTTATATAGTTTCAATATTTCCGGTTCAATAACGGTATTACCGGTGGTTGTGAAATCGCAGTCAAATTCTTGGGCAGCCTTTCTCTTGTCCCCCTGTTCTTTCCCGGCGAGTTCTCTCCACTTCTCATCTCTCTCTGGGTGCAATTGCCACGGCAATTTTATGGTAACAAACCCATTTTCACCAGCTTCGGCAGATGTCCACATTTTGTGAAAGAAATCACCAACTCCGTTGGGAGTACTGAGAATAATGGATTTACCACCAGTAGATGTTGTGGCATTTGCAGCAGTCCATACATCATTTGCATTCGGAATAAATGCAGCTTCGTCAAGAATAATCAAACTAGCGGCATTACCACGAGCAGCACCGGCAGAAGAAGATGCGGCTTTAATCTGGGAACCATTCTCAAATCTCAAAGATAATCTGTTATCTTCGGTAAGTTTAAGTCTAAGCCATTGTGGCAAGTTATCCAAAGAAAATCTAATCTTGGTAACAATATCTTTAGTAGCATCTTGGGTTCGACTAATTATGACAACATTTTTATCTGTATGAAATAACATTAACCACAACGAATATACAGATACAAGTGTAGAAATTCCCATCTGACGAGATTTCAATACTATGTTCTTTTCGTTATTAATAAAACTATTTAAAGTATCTTCCTGAAATGGATATAATTCAAATGGTATAGTCCCGCGCTCT